GAGTTTAAATTTTGGACTGAAAGATGGGCAGACCGTGTCAGTCAGTTTTACAGTCTGAGCTAAATACACACAGTAAGGAATTATTAAATGGCAGAAACACGCATTAGTAGAATACAAGTTCGCAGAGGCGACATTGCAGATTTACCTATCTTACAAGAAGGTGAAATAGGTTATGCTTTAGACGAGCATCGTATGTTTATTGGCAACAGAGAACTAGCTGTTGGTACTGGTGATGGTACTACTGTTACCTTTAATAACCCTTTTATTCATGATCTTCCACGTACAAGTGAAAGTGTTGCGGATGCAGTGCTTTATGTTGATGGTGTAGAAACAAATGCTGTCGTAACTGTTGACGACATTACATTTACAACACCGCCTGCACTAGGCGCAGATATTACACTAAAGGTTAATACAGAAATTGCAATGGTTAACCGTGTACTACGTCCTGGCAGCAAAACACTTGGTGCAAGTCAAGCAACGGCTGCTGACAGTGGATTTGCTTTTGACGCAACAAGATATGACACTGCATTTGTAAATTACACAATCAATGCTGCTACTAAATTTAGATCAGGTACTTTAAGAATTCTGGTTGACACTGTGAATAATAATGTTATAGTAGATGATCAGTATAGTAGAAGTCCTGCAATGCAGGATATTGATGTAACATTCAGTGGTGTCATTGATCTCTATAACAATGCACAACTTCAATACACTAACAACGAAACAGTAAACGTAACCCTTAAATATACTTTTGAATTGTGGAAAATGTAAATCAACTTAGGACAATGTGGCTGGAACCTCCGCATAGTCGTCTTGCCCATTGGCGTGAATTTAGAAAAAGTTTAGATCCAGATAATATAGACAGTTTGTGTTATAGTATCTGTAAGTGGTGGAGTTTTGCTCCGCAACAAAATTTAAGTATTGATCCGTATGATCCTGTAACTTGGCCCAGTGTTTGGGAAATGTTACATCAGGGAGATTACTGTAAATACAGTACTGCCATTGGCATGGCATATACTGTTTTTTATGTGAATCAAAAAATTAAGAATAAAGTACTAAGAGTGCATGATTTGGAAAATCATGATATATACATGACAACACTTATTGACAATCGTATTCTCTTAAATTATAATTATGGAGAAGTTGCAACCTGGGACAGTGTAAAAGCTAATCTTGATATTCAAGACTCCTGGGACTGTACGAGTGTTGTTGAAATGACAAAGCATAGAATAAGCATTTAGATAGGTAAAGAGATAATGACACCAGAAATTCAAGTAACAAAGCGAAACGGAGAGCGAGAACCTCTAGATATTGACAAATTACATAAAGTTGTATTTTTTGCATGTGAAGGAATTAGTGGAGTTAGCCCTAGTCAAGTTGAAATTAAAAGTCATATTCAGTTTTATAATGGCATTAACAGTAGTGACATTCAAGAAACCCTGATTAAAAGTGCTGCTGACTTGATTAGTGAAGAAACTCCTAACTACCAGTGGGTTGCAGGTAGACTAATTAACTATCATTTACGCAAGATGGTTTATGGACAATTTGATCCCTGGCATATTAAAAAGTTAGTAGAAGTCAATACTGAAAAAGGTTTTTATGATCCTGAATTACTTGGTGCTTATTCTGATGACGAGTGGGAAACATTAAACAATCACATTAGACATGATCGTGACAACAGCATTGCATATGTTGGCATGGAACAATTCCGTGGAAAGTATTTGGTACAAAACCGTGCAACTGGTGAAATTTTTGAAACACCACAAATGGCTTATATGTTGATTGCTGCTACACTGTTTAGTGACTATCCTAAAGAAACACGTATGCGCTGGGTCAAAGATTATTATGATGCTGTCAGTACTTTTGAAATCAGTTTGCCAACGCCAGTAATGGCAGGTGTACGTACGCCACAGCGACAGTTTAGTAGTTGTGTGCTTATTGAAACTGGTGACAGTTTGGACAGTATCAATGCAACATCAAGTGCAGTTGTAAAATACGTATCACAAAAAGCAGGTATTGGTATTGGCGCAGGCAGTATCCGTGCTATTGGTTCGCCAATCCGCAAGGGTGATGCTACACATACTGGTGTTATTCCTTTCTATAAAATGTTCCAAGCAGCCGTAAAATCATGTAGTCAGGGCGGTGTACGTGGTGGTGCTGCAACTCTTTACTATCCTATCTGGCATTACGAAATTGAAGATATGCTAGTGCTTAAAAATAACAAAGGTACAGAAGACAATCGTGTACGTCATTTGGATTACGGTGTACAGTTTAACAAGTTAATGTACGAGCGCCTTCTCAGCGGCGGCGACATTACACTTTTCAGTCCTAGTGATGTACCTGGGTTGTATGATGCATTCTTCCAGGATCAAGATGAATTTAAGCGTCTATATGAAACAGCAGAACGCAACACACGCCTACGTAAAAAGACAATTAAAGCAATTGACTTGTTTAGTGCATTTATTGAAGAACGCAAAAACACAGGCCGTGTGTATCTAATGAATGTGGATCATGCAAATGATCACAGTGCATTTGATAAATCAATGGCACCAATTCATCAGAGTAACCTATGCTGTGAAATTAACCTGCCAACAAAACCATTACAACATGTATTTGATGAAGAAGGTGAGATTTCACTATGTACACTGAGTGCTATTAACTGGGGCATTATGCGCAGCCCTGCAGACTTTAAACGTCCTTGTGAACTTGCTGTACGAGGCTTAGACGCACTCCTAGACTATCAGAAATATCCAGTATTGGCGGCTGAACTAAGCACTATGAAACGCCGTCCTATTGGTATTGGTATCATTAACTTTGCATATTGGCTTGCAAAAAATGATACTACGTATCAGGATCCAAACTTGGAACTTGTTGATGAATGGGCAGAAGCCTGGAGTTACTACCTAATCAAAGCAAGTGCTGATTTGGCTGCTGAACAAGGTGCATGCCCTGGCACATCTGAAACACTATACGGAAAAGGTATTACACCTAACCAAACGTACAAGGGGGATGTTGACGAACTCGTGGCGCATACGGAGCGTTTGCCGTGGGACGAGTTAAGAACGCAGTTAAAAGAAACAGGGATTCGCAACAGTACGCTGATGGCTCTGATGCCTGCAGAGACTAGTGCCCAGATCAGTAACAGTACCAATGGTATTGAGCCTCCACGTAGTTTTGTAAGTGTTAAACAAAGTAAACATGGCGTACTTAAACAGGTTGTGCCAGGCATTCACAAACTAAAAAGCAAATATGACCTATTGTGGGATCAAAAGAGTCCTGAGGGTTATCTAAAAATTATGGCAGTATTGCAAAAATATATCGACCAGGGTATCAGTGTTAATACTACATACAATCCAACCTTCTTTGATGATGAGAAGATTCCAATGAGTACAATGCTACAGCACCTTATTATGTTCTACAAGTATGGTGGCAAGCAATTGTATTATTTTAATACATTTGATGGACAAGGAGAACTTGACATCAATGCCGAAGATAAAGTAGAAGAATTAGCAGCAGGCGAAATGGATGATGATGCTTGCGATGCGTGTGTAATTTAAAACGGAGTGAACCAATGAGTGTTTTTAATGCAGAAAAAAAGGGAAACCATACAGAAGCGTTGGCGTTTCTAGATCCTGAAGGTGGAGTAGCAATTCAACGCTATGACACCCTAAAATATAGAAAATTTGATCAACTTACAGACAAACAACTGGGCTTCTTTTGGCGTCCTGAGGAAGTTGATGTATATAAAGATGCAAAAGACTTTAAAGATTTGAATGAACATGAGCGTCATATCTTTACAAGTAATCTAAAACGTCAAATCCTACTAGACAGCGTACAAGGCCGTGCACCTGCAGAAAGTTTTGGCAGTTTGGTTAGTATTCCTGAGTTAGAAAACTGGATTATTACATGGACATTTAGTGAAACAATTCACAGCCGTAGTTATACACATATTATTCGCAATGTATACAATGATCCAAGTAAAATCTTTGATGAAATGCTAGATTTGAAAGAGATTGTTGATTGTGCTGATGACATCAGTAAGTATTATGATGACTTGATTGAAAAAGCAAGCTATTATAACCTATTGGGAGAAGGTACACATACTGTAAATGGTAAAAAAGTAGAAGTAAGTTTATATGAACTTAAAAAAGCACTGTGGAAAACTATCATGAGTGTAAACATCTTGGAAGGTGTTCGTTTCTACGTATCATTTGCATGTAGTTGGGCGTTTGCTGAACTTAAAAAGATGGAAGGCAACGCAAAAATTATTAAATTGATTTGTCGTGATGAAAACTTACACTTGGCAAGTACACAATACTTGTTAAAAATCCTTCCTAAAGACGATCCAGATTATGCTAAAATTGCAAAAGAAACTGAAGCAGAAATGGTACAGATGTTTGTAGATGCAGTAGATCAAGAAAAAGAATGGGCACATTATCTGTTTAAAGATGGTTCAATGATTGGTTTGAATGAGCAACTTTTGAGCGAGTTTGTTGAATGGATTGCAAACAAGCGTATGACAAGTGTTGGACTAACTAGCCCTTACAAAGTGCCACAAGCAAGCCCACTACCATGGACACAAAAATGGATTAGCGGTGCAGATGTGCAAGTAGCACCACAAGAAACAGAAATTTCCAGCTATGTAATTGGCGGCGTTAACAAAGATGTTAATGAAGATACATTTAAAGGTATGAGCCTATGAGCAAAGTAGTAATATATACTAAAGACAATTGTCCTTATTGTGTACGTGCAAAGCGTACCTTTGAAAATTTAAATATTCAATATCAAGAGTTAAAAATTGGTGTTGATGTAACACGTGAGCAATTGCTCGAAGCATGTCCGAATGCACGTACAGCACCACAGATTGTAATTGATAACACAGTTATTGGTGGTTACGAGCAATTGGCTGCTTATATTGAAAATACTGGCTGGAATGGAACAGGATACACACTATAAATGATTATTGATGTAAGAAAACAGGGCGACATTGTTGCCCTTAAATTAACAAGTGGTGAAGAAGTTGTTGGCAGTTTTCAAGAAGATGCCAACAACATCATCAAATTACGTAAACCACTAGCAATGGCTATGACTCAACAGGGTCCAGCCCTTGCTCCTTATTTTGCTACTGGTGATATTATGGAAACACCAGAAGTGACATTTAACAAAGACAATGTTGTAGCAATGATGAAAGTACACAAGCCTTTCGCAGATGCTTATACTGAAGCTACGACAGGATTGGCAACCGCAGCGCCAACATCACAGTTACAATTCTAGCAGCATAAATAGTGCTAGCAGGAGTTGTATAAATGAGTATACCAGTACATAGAAACGGCGACAGCAGAGCATGCGGTGCGTCTACCATTGTGGCAGGACAATCAAATGTCTTTGTTAATAACAAGTTAGGCAGCGTAAAAGGTGATCCTAACTCACATGGTGGTGGAAAAGTTACTGCAAGCAACAATGATGGAACTGTTTTTATTAATGGTATACCCGTAGTATTATTAGGAAGTAGTAGTACTCCTGATAGCCTTTGTCCTATTCCTGGCGGACCACACTGTGCACCAAAAGCAACAAGTGCTAGTCCAAATGTATTTGCATGTGGGGGTTAATTCATGAGTGATTTTCCAAATGGTTTAGCTGATGTAAATGAATATTTGAATACTAGACACCACTCTAGTACAAATATTGTTGGACAAGTTGGTGAAAATGCCAAAGTAGTCGTACAAAGTGAATTTGATTTTACACTTAAAGAAATCATTTGTAACCTTTTGGCAGGTAGAGGATTTAAACTTCCTAATATTCAAGTTTGTGTTAGCGTAAACTTAAAGGCAATACTTGGTGTCGCAGGACTTCAGAGTGAATTAAATGATGCACTTAATCAGTTAGATGCTGCATTTGACAAGTTCATGGATCACACTGGCATTGAACAAGTACTGGGTAGAGTTAATAATGCGCTTGCAGAAGTAACACAAATTGCAAACATGATTAACTTCTGTGCAGCACCAATTCAGCCTATTGCTATCCCAAATGTTCTTGAACAAACTATGGATAGTTTCCTGGGTGCTGGTAAAGA